CCACAATCTTTGCCGTGGTAATCGCCGCGTCATGGATGTTGGCAGTCTGGATTTCTCCCGCGCCAATCTTCGCGGAGGTGATCACACCATCCTCAATCTGGGCTGCGCCGATGGCCGCATCGCCGATCTTAGCGCGGGTGATAGAAGCATCATCGATCTGGGCTGACCCGATGGCACCCTGGGCAATCTTCGCTCGTACGATGGCGGCATCCTCGATCTGCGCCGTCCCCACGGCGGCTTCACCGATTTTGGCTTTGCTGATGGCGGCGTCCTGGATGTGGGCCGTTTCAATCGCAGCCATCTGGATCTGGACGGAGCCGACAGAACCGCTCTGCAGCTGCCCGGTGCCCACGGAGTTGATCGCCAGCTTGCTTCCGGTGATGATTCCGCTGGGAAGCTGACGGGCTCTGATCACATTGCCTTCCACCGTATCCGCCACGGTGCCCAGCGTCATTTGGGTGTACTTGTTCGTCAGGCAGTCATATGTGTACTGCGTCATACGCATGGACACCCAGACCCCGATGCGGGGAGCAATCACCCGGACGGCATCGCCCAGGTAGATGTTCTGAAGGAAGCCGTACTCCCGGTATTCCTCGGTATCCGCGCAGTTGATGAAGTCCACGCTCAGCGTGACGGTCGGCGTATCGCACCCCGCATCAAACTGAGCCTGCGCCTGGGAGCGCATCTCCGCATAGCACTGTTCTTTGGTTTTCTTGTCGTCGCCGTCAGTCTTTTCCTTGGCTTCCGACACGGCGAGGTGAATCCATTTCGGGTGGGTATAGCTTCCGATGAGCGGACTATCCAGGAAGAGCTCCGGCAGATACAGCACGTTGCCGTCCGCGTCCTCGCCGGTGGGCATGATACGGGTAACCACATCCGTCAGGTCGATGTCGTAGCTGATGCCCAGCAGGTTCTTGGCCTGCCGGATCTGTACGTTGCTGTCCTGACCGACACGCTTTACCACATACACGTCCCACCAGTCGCGGGTCAGTTCTCCGGTGTACTTTTCGACCACACCGCCTTCACCCAGGAGGGCGTCCACGGGATTGCAGTTTTCAAACTCTACATCCTCGGCCTGGCTGTCCAGGTCGGAATAGAAGGTGAAGTCGTGCTCTGACAGGCAGGAGGAAGAGATAGTCTGCACAACAGAAGCCCCCACCGCAGAGGATGAGGGCTTGTAGGATTTGATCATATTGTCGAGCAGGTCATAGAACACATGCCGGGCGTACACCGTGATCTTGTCGAGTTCCGGCACCACGCGGTAAATGCGGAAGGGCTGATCCCGAAGCTGCCGGGATTCTACCACAGAGGATGTTGCCTCGGACGCGGAGCCTTCCGTATGATCCAGCACCAGATAGGTAGTGGACATGTACCCGTGCTTCCCGTCAGGTGCGGTTACCTCGTACCAGCTGCTGTTGGTCTTGGCAATGACCTGCACGAAGGAACCGTTCTTATAGGTCGCCAGCACCTTGTACTTGGTGCCCGGCCCGGAGCGAAGCCGCAGGGTGCCTTTCCGGGTCTCCGCGCCGGAGAAGTCCGTGTTGACCCGCCAGACCTCCGTTCGGTTGTCGTCCCCCGGCGCGGTGAAGTTGACGCGGGGCGTCATGGCGGCGGGTACCGGAGCGCGGAGGATGCAGCCCTCCACCAGCCGCTGCCATTTCCCGGCTTCATCAATGGGATGCACCAGCGTCAGTTCGTATTCGCCGTTCAGCGTTTCCGTTACCTCCGCCGACAGCGGAGCTAAGGTGCCGTTGCCGTTGGTGGAGAAGTCGGTGCAGTCGGCGGGATAGACGCAGATCATGGGGTATCACCTCCAAATGGGTAAAAAGAAAGCGCCACCAAAGTGACGCTCGAAAGTGTTTCACACTTTATACGTAGTATCGGCTATCGGAAGTCCTATGGATGGCACCTTGCCGCACAAGCAATTCTGTAATATGCTTGAACCCATTCGGATTGATGACGCCTGCTTCGGCCAGTGTTCGCGCTGTCTTTTCTGACGTTGCTCCGCAATCTCTCAGTTTTTTTAGGATTACATTCTTGCGAATCAAGGGAATTGGTGGGAAGAAAGCCATGCTGATTTTCTCCTTTACAATGACTCAGAAATAGAATACATCTTCAAATTTCTTGTCCAAAGCAATACATATAATCAATGCGAGCTTTGCGGTTGGGCTGAATTGACCTGTTTCGATGGAACTGATCGTGTTGCGCGAAACACCAACCATTTCAGCCAACGCAGATTGCGACAGCCCTTTCTCCGTGCGTATCTCCTTGAGCTTGTTTTTCAAAACCAATTGCTCATCCATGCTGCCACCTCCTTATTTCGTCAACTGGAGTATCCAGGAAACGAGAAATGCAGCAGCTGCAATCACATAGACAATCGAAATATACAGCTCGTGTTTTTTGTGCAGCTTCAAATACTTGCGAATGAAGATTGCCGAGCATCCAGCCATGACAGCGAAGAAGATCCCGCTGTTCATACGGTCATATTTGATTGCTTCTGTTACAGCGACAACCGCAAGTAAACACACAGCGACAATCCAGCCAAAGACAATGCTTGATCTGGCGACTTCAAGATTTGCGATGTCCTGTCCATGGTTCTCCTGCCTGCTTTTTTCCAGAATCTCTTCTCTGTTCATCATAAATCCTCCTTTTTGCCAAGTTCGCTTGGCATGTGCATACTATATCATTGCCAAGTACACTTGTCAATAGGTTTGCAAAGTTTTCTTTGCAAAAGCATTTTGACGAACTCAGAGGGAGCGCCAATTCGGCCTGACGACCACCTTCGTGACCGTACCCGTCCATGATATGGCATTCGCACCGGGCTTCAGTACCGGGAACTCGCCGTTCATGTGATCGTTCATCAGTGTGGTTCCTTGGTATGCTTCCTGCAGCACGGAGTCGATAACGATGCTCCCAGAGATGTTCTCCAGTTCCACGATGGCCATGCCCACCATGAGCGTAATGTTCCCGGAACCTGTGACTGTCAGGATCGGCTCGGAATACACGCTTCCCGGATTTGTGATGATCGTCCCGGAAGCAGTAACTGTGATGTCTGCGGCGGCATCAGCATAGAAAAACGGATAACAGCGGAAGTTGACGGCAAAGGTACAGTGCGGGTTACCCCGGAGCACCTTTTCAAAAGGGAGCTGGTTTGCAATCCGCGCTTTGTAGTAGCCGCCCGTCCGGTTGGCAAAGGTCACCGTTCCGCTGCCCTTCAGCCAGGCGGCGATGGCCGGGATCTGCGCCGGATCAGAGATAAAGCAGGTGGCTGTCAGGATCATATCGTCGTAGACGTCTTCGCCTTCCAGCTGCGTCAGGCTTCCTGGCCTGCCGGGCACATTGGTCTGGGTGCTGCGCTCAGCGGGGATGGTGATGGGCGGCTGCTCCGTCACATGGATGCCGTAGGTACGGCAGTCCACACCGTTCCAGAGAAAATAGTCCTGCATGGTATCCCTCCAAAGACGTCAAAAGGCCACCTTTTGACGGGTGGCCCTTTGGCGGTTGATTGTGATCAGTCGATTCTGCGGATAACGTCGATCCCGTGGATCGCCGCGAGGGTCGAGCCGTTCGACCAGGCGACATGAATGCCGCCCGCGTCATCCACGAACATGACCTCTCCGGTCAGTCCGGGAACCATGTCCTTGCGCGGTTCCTCAAACATCTGAACAAGCTCCACACGGCATCCGGTCGGATAATCCTCCCGGAGCTTTTTCAGCACTTCCGGCCTGATCTGCATCATAAATCCCATGGCAATTCCTCCTTCCGACGGGGTAGCGTATTACTCCCTCTGACGTGGCTGAAAGTCAAGTTAAAACTTATGCCATTCTCAGACCTTTTCCTCGCTGCTGGCGTTTTGTCAGAGTGGCAATTTCGACAGCCAGGGACCGGATGTCGGTTTCATCCCGGACATAGAAGCTGTTTCCGGTGAGGGTCACGCTGCTGTCCTGACTGTAGCTGTTCTGGACGCTGGATGTGTTAAACCCGATGGCGCTGTCCTTCGCCGCTCCAGTCAGATACCTGGCGGCATTTGAGATAACGGAAGCCTGCTTCTTTGCCTCGGCGGAGACACCTTCTCCGAATCCTTTCATGGTCATCGCGCCGACCTCGTCCCGGAACACCCGGGAAGGAGACGCGATTTTCAGTTGGGACTTCGCCGCGCTGACGGCGGCGGAAGCGGCGCGTCTCATTGCGGAGACAACGGACGCCTGACCGGACCGAATACCGGCGGCCAGCCCAGCCATCGCGTTCACGCCGACGGATCTGAGAGACACAGCGGTCAGTGAAGAAGACACGGCCGATTTCGCGTTGGTGCCGACAGTGTTTCCCGCCGCCGCAAAGCTGTAACCACTCATGGAGGACGCCAGTCCCGCCATGGCTGTGTTGGCAGACCCCGAGAATGCCGTTTCCGGCAAGGCGGCGGTGATAGCTCCCTCAATAGCGGACGCGATAGCACCCGCTTCCGTGGAGAAGTCGTAACCGCTCGCGCCTTCGCCGATGCCGGCGGCCACGTTTTCACCGACCGGGTGCATGCGCTTGGAGGGGCTTTCGATGATGAACGCGCTGTTGATTGCGGTCTCCAGGTTGGTCGCCAGCGTTTCCGCGCTGACGTCCCATCCCGCGGCTTCCAGTTCCTCCGCGATACCGCCGGTGATATTCCCGCCGACGCCCGCAGTATCCAGATCCTGTACAAAGGTCATGATCTTCTGGAGATTGTCGATGTCTGTCTGGGCGATGGGTGTACCGTTCTTGATCGCCGTCATGACCTCGGCTACATAGGTGGCGAGTTCAGCAACGCGGTCGGCGTTGAAGTCCAGCTGCATGGAGGTGTCCAGGGTTCTCTGGATGCCCTCATCGCCGCCGTAGATAAAGTTCCACCATTGCCCCATACGTCCGGCTGCATCCTTGATGCGCTGTTCAGCGGAGTCGATGAATCCCATGAGACTGGTCGGCATGATGCCCGCGGCTCTTCCCAGGGCCGTAACGCTCAGCTGATCCACTTCCGCGACCTGTTCCCGCATTTCTGCGATGGCCTCCGGAGCGCCGGTGACCTCCGTGGAGATCAGGATGTGCATGGTGCCGTCGCTGTCGAGGACGGCTACATCGTCGGCTGTCAGCATATCAGCCGTTACTGCTGTTACGGGGATTTCCTCGCCGTTTTTCCAGAAGCGGACACCTTCCTCCGCGAGAGCGGACGAGGGATCCTCGTACACTTCCTTCAGCCGCACGATGCCCTCTACCTCGACCGTGTTATTGCGCAGCCAGCGGCGGTAGGACAGCAGGTCGTAACCGGACAGCCCAACCTGTACGTTCAGCGTGGGCTTTCGGACGCCTTCCGCTTCCTTGTACTCCGTGATATAAGCGGTGAACTCCTTCAGCAGAGCGGACTTGTCGCACCCGGTCGCCTCCGCAAAAGCGGTGACCGTAGCCATGATCTGCCCGGGGTTCAGAGCGGTCAGATCCACACCCTCCGCCTCGGCGTACTTCGCGACCATGGCGACCACGCCCGA